ACGGATAGAAACTGGGTTTTTAAATTCAGAACTTACAATAGTCCTAATGTTTTTAGACCTAATAGCGCGATAGGTTCTATTCACTTTTCTAACACATTAGAAGAATCACCAAAAGTTGATTTAGCTAATGATTTAGTAATGGATTTTAGATGGTCGGTAGAAAATGTGATTGTTAATAGTAGGGTGTCATCACACATTCAAATTAACGAAACAGATGGATTTTCTGATGTTTACTTGATAAAAGAAGGTAGTCTAATAACAATCTTTACTATGATGAGAAATACAGGAAGAATGAATATGGTAACATGTTCAGCTCAAAGCACGGACAAATACATCCATTTTGTTACCCTATTCACAAGTGCAATTATTCCTGATTTTGTGATAAAAGACATAAGTTATAACATTCAATAAACATACAATATGAACGAAAATTTAATGATACCGAAACAGGTGCAGGGTATTTTAGATGAAGTAGAAAACACTCCGCTTTATCTTGCAGAGTTACCAATGGAAGCACATCCGAAACTCCCACAATTTAACCGATTTATCCGAGTGATTAACTTGGATGCGAAAAGTGAAAACGAGTTTGTAATGTTCGGATATAAGCAGGTTTTAAAGGATAAGGATACTGGCGAGGAAATCAATATCCAACTGCCTACGCCTGAATGGGTAGTTTATAAGGACACTTGGAGTTATCTGCGAGGAACGAAGAATGAATTTATCAATGTTCCTGTGAAAGATGAAGAGGGCCAAGCAACGACAGAAATGCAGCCTATAAAGGTCAGCAGTTACAAGTATATGCTTTGGCTGATGAAGAATAACAGGGCAACCCTATTGCAGTTAATCCAAGGGTATTTGGCTGATTTTGTAAGGACTAAAAACGAAGAATTAGATAAGTTATGAAAAACATAGGCAAATTTATCGGTGGGCTGTTTCTGTTCCTTTTAGCGTGGTTGCTGTTTCTTCCTTTATCATTGTTGAATTTCTTGGCTGTGGCTTTCAAATTCAAGGATTTAGGCTATTTCAAGAGTTCGGCGGTCAATCTGGACAGGTTCGGAAACTTTGAGTTTAGAACGCTTTTCAATTTGGTTTTAAAGAAAAAAGGAGGCTACGAGTTCGGAAACTTTGAGGAAACGATAAGTTCGGTGCTTGGGAAGAACCAAAGGGACAACACACTGTCAAGGACTGGAAAGGTTTTAGTGTGGATTTTAGATATGATAGAAAAAGAGCATTGTAGAAAGAGTATTAAAGAATTTAAATGATGATGAATATTAGAGAGTTTGTATTGAACAACTTGGTGTTGCTGTATAAAGGCGGAGTTTTTGCGAAAATAAACGCTTCGTTCAAGCTGTGCATGTTTCCAGCGGTGGCAGTTTCGGCATTTGAGTATTTTTCAGGGCTTTATACCACAGACTTGTCTTTCCTCTATGGCGTGTTGCTTGTGCTGATGATAGACCATGTTCTTGGGACTTACCTGCATTACTTCGTAGATAAGGATTTCACTTTTAAGGCTAATCTTTTAGGATTATTGAAAAAACTAATAGTTATTCTATCAGGGTATTCTATGCTTTTGATTATGCATGATGCACTGGATGAAGTGGAGTTCTTGGATGTTTATTTCAAGGTAATGGTAAAATTGATGGTATTGCTTTATCCTCTTGGGTCTGCTTTGGTAAATATGTCCAAAGTGACAAATGGAGCATTCCCTCCGAGTGGGCTTTTGAAGAAGATAAAGAATTTCGAGAAGACTGGCGATTTGGATAGTTTAAAACAAAAAACAGAAAGTAATGAAAACGATGAGAACTTTAAGAAATAGCATTCCCTTGCTTGGGTTTGCTATGTTTTTGTTGTTGGGATGTGGAAGCAGGAAAGTAAGAAAACACGAAGAAAAAGAAGATCATAAGACCGAAGTCAAAGAATCGGTAAAGAAAGACTCTATTTCAGAAACGAAAACCGAGGAAACTGCTAATATCAAGACCCTTACGAAGTCTTTGGACTTTTCAATAAAACCAATAGGCAGAGAGCCTGTGCAGTTTAGATTTCTATACAACGGCAATGTTGTAGAGGGAAGCGCTAACGGAGAAGTCTATTTTAAAGACAAAAAGCAGGCAAAAGACTCTGTGGTAAAGATAATAGAGCAAGTAAGAGTAGAAGTAGAAAAGCAGGAGCAGAAGCAGGCAAAAGAACAGCACAAGCAGACAAAGGAAGAGAAACAATCAGAACGAGCCGAAAATTGGATAGTATATTTAATTCTGATTATCGTGGGAATGTTCCTTTGGGAGAGATTGGAAAAGGTAATTGATAAATTTAAATGATATGGCGGATATAAGAAGTTTGAGACCATTTATTCTAAAATGGGAAGGAGGATTATCAAGAGACACAAACGATACAGCGAGCAGGGTAAAATGTCCTACGCCTTATAAAGGAAAGACAGGCTACCACACGAATAAGGGCATAACCTATGCTGTATGGCGTTCGGTGTTTGGTTCTGATAAGGATATGCGGTTCTTGGAAATGAACGATGCCGATTGGGATATAGTAATAAAAAGGCTGTTTTGGGACAGGTGGAAAGCCGATGAAATCAAAAACCAAGCGATAGCCAATACTTTGGTAGATTGGGTTTGGGGAAGTGGTGTTCATGGTATTAAGATACCTCAACGAATGCTGGGAGTAACGACTGATGGTGTGGTAGGCGCAAAGACCATAGAAGCGCTGAACAATGCGCCGAAAGACTTCCTACAAAGGCTCTATAAGGAAAGGGAGGATTTCCTGCATAGAATCGTAAGAAGCAACCCTACACAAAAGGTCTTTCTGAAAGGCTGGATGAATAGGATGAACGATTTGAAGAAGTGGAATGAGAGGTTTTTGGGGGTAGTTCAATGAGGATAGTTCAAACCCAATAGGGGTAGTTTAGGATAGATTTATTTTTCAATTTAATATCTTTGCAGCATGGAAAGTATCCAAAATTTAAGAATATTATCACAAATATTTTCTCCCAATATGTTTAAAAAAATAATTAGGGGACAGGATACATTATTTTTTAACAAAAAGATAAACAAGCGTTTTCATTCTCAAAAAAACAGCAATCTCAATATAATTAAAACAATATATAAAGCCTTGCAAAAAGATTATCGGTGTGAGTATATATACAAAAATAATTTATTACTTGATATTATAAATAAACATTGTATTGATGAAACTTTAATGCTTAATGAATTAAAAATAGGTTCATCAAAAGCGGATTTGGTTTTGCTTAATGGAGTTATAAGAATATTTGAAATAAAAACCGAATTAGACGGGTTGGGCAAACTATCAAAACAAATTTCTGATTATCAAAAATTTGCAGATAGTGTATATATTGTTACAGATGAAAAATATGCACAAAAACTTAAAATAGAATATGCCAATACAAGTATTGGTATCATTGTGCTGAATAAAAATAATGAACTTATAGAAGAAAAAAAAGCATTTAATAATGATGAAAATCTTGATTTTGAGACTATATTTAAGGTTCTAAGAAAACAAGAATATTTAGATTTAGTAAAATCTGAATTTGGTTTTATACCCAATGTTCCCAATACCAAGATATTTAAAGTTTGTTATGAGATGCTATCTCAAAAAATGTCTGTAAAACAATTTCAAGAAAAAGTTTTATTGATATTAAAAAAGAGAAAATTACATAGTCCTAATCTTTTAATATCAAAAAAAACACCAAAAGAATTAAGATATATATGTAATTCTCTAAATCTCAAAGAAAAGGAATACGAATATTTGTATAGTTTTTTAGCGCAAAATAATAGTTTATGTATCAACCATATATAAGAGGAAAACAATTTTCTTTTTGTCATTTGAAGTCTTGCGTGCTACGCTTGGGGTTAGTAGAATGGCATGGGGAAAATTAAAAACAGCGTGAGTTTTCACGCTTTTTTTGTATATTTGCAGAACAAAGCAGGACATTTGGCAATCTTCGGATACCAAATTGTCTCTTAAACTTATAATTTTTCAAGAAGTCTTGCCCTAGGAAAGTATAGACTTCTTTTTTTGTTTACAACATTCCGTTATAAATTGTTCTCAAACGATTTTGATTACAAAAGTTGTATTCATTTTTCTATAAAAAAAATAATACCCTCAGAACAATCTGGGGGTATTTTAGGGGGTGCATTATTGTAATTGATTGATTACTAATGCAGTTTGTAGACCCACAGGG